TACAAGAATAGAACTCGCTTCTATGGCTCTGGAACTGAGACTGTTCGCTTGTATCTCTCGTCAGATGTTGCAGGCGCGTATGCTCGCTCATACGTCGAGAATAAGTACCATCTGTCAAGCTCTGGTTCGGCAAGAGGTGGAATTAGAACATATTCAAACATCACTCCAACTATAGTAGATCGTGATCTCTCTGGTTATTACACCAGAGGAATAAATCCAATCTACATCCCAAGCGGTACAAATAGAGCCGCAATTTGGGGAGATGCTACTGGTATAACTACAGGAAATGAAGTGTATAGAAAGTCAGCTTCTGTCTCTAAGAACACTAGCACAATCAAGAAAGAATTTAAGAAGATCTTTGAGGACTTCCAATTCGAACAAAATAATGCTGGTACAAGAGCACAGTTTGTTTCAAGAGCAACTACTGTTCTTGATAAGTTACAATCAATCGGAGGCCTTGCTTCTTATATCCTAATTTGTAACGAAACAAACAATACTCCATCTGTAGTTGCTCAGAAGAGATTGGTTGTTGACTTGACAATAGTACCAAATAATTCGATTGAATCAATAGTGTTGAATTTCGTTCTTAATCAAATCTAATAAATAGTATATGCCGATTACCACAACCACACAATCAAACACATTTAACATAACCCCAGTGTCTGCCACAGATCACTACACTGGGTTTTTGTGCTCCGCATCGACATATAATTTATTAGGAACAACTACTGATTCATTTACAAATCTTGAAACCATTTCTGATTCAATTTCCACTTTGGCTGAAAGAACAAGCTACACCAGTATTGTAACAAACAGCCTCGTTGATAAAGAAATTCATTCAATTTTTAATTGCATGGAATATGGTGGTAAAATGGTTATTGCGGGAACCACCGCAGGGCTTGCTTTATCATCAGCCAAGATTTCAGAAGTCATTACAGAAGATTCTTCTAGATATTCAGATGTTATAAGTGTTGCAAAGGCACGACTTAACTGCAATGCTATTATTGGATCTGATAGAGATCAATCTGGAGATTATACGAATCCAGATCAAGCCGCAATCATATCATCAGTTACAACTCAATTAGGAGCTACTGGTACAACTGCAATTTCTTATCTTGCAGCCACAATAATTGGCTATAAGGAAAGACCAAGATTCTATACAGGCAGTTCATCATCTACAAGTGCCATTACAATCTTCCTTGTATCTGATGCTGCCGGAGCGAACGCAAGAGCTTCTGCTCAATCAAAACCTTATCTCACTTCTGCTGGTGTTTATAGAGGCGAGCTTTTAAATTATACAAACGTAACTCCTAAGCTGTCATTTACATCATCGACTACACTGGCTTCAAGAGGAATAAATTATTTTAATTATCTTCAATCAAAGGGTAAATATTACCTTTGGGGAGATGAAACTGGATTCCGAGATAGCACAAGCGCAAAGAGTTCCTACGGATTCTCAAGGGCATTCCTTTATATTAATCGTGAAGTTACATCTATCTTGGATGATTATGTCTTTGAATTCAATGATGCTACCACTAGATCCGCCATCAAATCAAAAATGCAAAATATTCTTGATCCTATGGTTTCTAACGGATCCTTGGTTAGCTACACTTTAATTTGCGACGAGACTAATAATCCTCAAACAGTGATCAATCAGAGACAGCTAAAGGTAGATCTAACAATAGTACCAAATCTACCAGTTAAGAGTATTACTCTAAGCTTCAGCATATCTCTGTTGTCATGAACATAGTTAACTACGGACAAACTTCTACACCAAGCGATTTTAAAGTTCTCGCTTTTGTTACTCCATTAACGCAGAGTGTTTTGTCTGGTATTACCACTTCCAGCCTTGGATCTGATCAGTTAACTTATGTAGAATCTTTAGATGATTTTGTCAATACGCTATTTGGTTATACTGCCATAACATTTCGATCTGGTCCCGATTCTGATGACATTAAAAGAGCAGATGTAGAATTACACGGAATCATGACGATGTTGGAATATGGGGCATCAGTATATGTCATGAATACTACTGGTCTGACGGTATCGGGTGCATATACATCAAAAAATATTCAAAGTGTTGTTAATTCTACGGGTGCTGGGTGCATTGTTAATAATATTTTTAACGGACTTACTGGTTCTGGGTTTACTGGAATTCAAGATACTCCAATAATCATTCAAAACACAGAATTTGAAAAAAACTTATTAAATTATTTTATTCTTGAAGTAAAAGAAGAAGGAAATACAGCAGGAACGCCTTTTACATCTTCAGAATATAATAATTTTATTGTTTCAAATGGAAAACTAATCGATCAAAATATTATAGAGCTTTTGGGTGTAAAGATAAGAAATCGATGCATCAATCCAGAATCAGATCCAGAAGCTACAAGTGAACTTTGGACTAAAATTCCAGTTCCTATGATTTATGATCTAGCAGGGCAATTTGCTAGATTGAAATTGGCTGGCACTCCGTGGGGAAGCACATCAAACTTTTTAATCGGTCCATTGCTTAATATTGTACAAGAGGATACTGAATATGTCTTGCCATTTTCTGAAAGTAATTCGGTAGCTGAATTTAAAAATACTATAACAGGACTTATCAATAATAGAATAAATTATGCAACATTCTATAGTTTTGATGGCATTTATGGTTGCTATTTCTTAAGCGATCTAACTTGTGAATCTCAAACCGATAATTCAGCACCATTTACTTTAGCTCTCAGCGAAAAGAGTGTTTATTTTGTTAATATAACTAAATTTATTAAGACTCAAATAACTTCAATTTGTGAAAATTATGTGTTTGAGCTTAACAATGAAGTTACTCGGTTACAGCTAACCTCCGAAATACTTACATTTATGAATGGTCTGTTGTCTAATGGGGCTATTAATTCATTCAATGTAGTGGCTGATGATACCAATAACACTCCGGTAGATCGCATAAATAGAAGGTTGAAGGTAGATGTAGCCTATACAACCAATCCAACTAATGATTTTGTGGAGCAATCAATAATTATCATACCTTAAAATACATAGATAATAGGGTAGAAAACGATGAGCAACGCAAATTCACTAAGTTATTTCAAACAAAAATTCAACGGTGGCACTCGCCAAAACCGATTTGAGGTTGAAGGTAATTGGCCTAGCATCATTACCGAGAATCCTCAAACTTGCTTTCATGTAGTATCTGCCAGTATGCCTCAATCAGATGTTGGCATCATTCAAATTCCTTATAGAGGAAGAGTTTTAAATCTTGCTGGGGATAGAGAATATGAAGCATGGAATTTGGTCGTTTATGACGATACCGGAACAAATTCTTTGTGGAAAGCATTTACAAGTTGGTCAAATAGAATTAATAAAATTTTAGGAAATGTTACGGATAGTAACAATCTTAACTTTGTAAAAACAAAAACTAACTGGAAGGTTAGACAATTAAATACAACCAATAATGGCACTCTTCGTGAATTGGAGCTACTTGGTTGTTGGCCAGCATCTGTAGGTGCTTTGAATTTTAATGCTTCAAATGTTAATCCTGTTGTTTTTAATGTAACAATGAATTACGATCAATTTAGGATAACAAAATACTCATGAGCTGCGATAGCAAAATTTCAACCTTCAGAGATGCTTTTACCTCATTCCCAAGAGGAAACAGATATTCTATTTCCGGGCAAATTCCCAATTCAAATAATGGGTGGGGAAATGATAATACTGGTGGATTCCATATTCATGCTCTAGCATTAAATGTTCCTCCAGCAAATCTTACAACTCTTCGGTATAACTATAGAGGTAGAACTCTAAAGAATCCCGGAGATAGACTATTTCCATTCTGGAATGTCACAATTCTAGATGACACGGGGACTGATACTGTTTGGGAAGCATTCCACAAATGGAGTAACAGTATAAACGACCATGATTCAAATCTTAGAACTACCTCTGCTTCTAGCTACGATTCTTACAAGCAGAATGGTTGGATTGTTAAACAACTTGGGTTAAACGGCGACACAATTAAAAGCGTTACGCTTGAAGGATGTTTTCCTTACATTGTAGGCCCAATAGAACTTGATATGAATCAAAAAAATACCGTGTGTCAATTTAGCATGGTTATAGCATACGATAGCGTGGTTGATGTGTTTACAAAAGACGGAACAATTAATATTAATTAATAGGATTTATTATGGCACTATCTGATATTTTAGGTTTTAGTTTTGGTAAGAAGAAAGGCAAAGAGGTTGAAGGTGATCAGTCGATTGCTTCCCCGATGCCACCAGAAGACTATGATGGCAGTTACCTAGTAGAGACTGGGGGTGTTTATGGCACCTACATCGACTTTACGGGCAACGCTAGAGATGATGGTGCATTCATTGCTCAGTATCGAAACATGTCTCTCTACCCTGAAGTAGATACAGCAATTGATGAAATTGTAAACGAAACAATTGTTCTTGGTACAGATCGTAAGCCAATTAAATTACAATTAGATAAACTTAATCTTTCGGATAGCATCAAATCAAAGATGCATAAAGAGTTTGATAACTTACTGAAGATTATGGATTTCAAAGGAAAATGTTATGAAATTTTCCGTAGATGGTAT